CAGCAAGCTCCCGCGCCGGAAGAAGGCACGCAGTTCAAAGCAGACTGGCTGAAACCCTATTCGACTGCGCCAGCGCTCGAGACGCTCGCGGTCTATGGAGGGTCGGACTATGCAGTCACTTCCGATGGCGGAGACTATACGTGCCACGTCGTCATTGGTGTCGATGTGGACGGCCGTCTCTATCTGCTCGATCTATGGCGTGGCCAGTCTAGCTCTGATGTTTGGGTGCGTGAGTGGGTGCGCTTGGTGCGAGAGTGGCGCCCTCTGGATTGGGCCGAGGAGAAAGGCCAAATTACTGCTGGTGTCGGACCATTCATCGAGGAACAGGCGCGACGGCACCACGCCTATGTGAACCGCGAACAATTCCCCACACGCGGCGATAAAGCGGTTAGAGTCCAGTCAATGCGCGGTCGGATGGCGGTTGATGGACTGCATGTGCCAATCCATGCACCCTGGTACGCAGACTTCCGCGCAGAGCTGCTGTCCTTTCCGGCCGGTCGTCATGACGATCAGGTAGATGCCCTAGGCCTTGTCGGACAATTGCTTGATCTGATGATTGCCGGCCGGGAGCCACCCAAGCCGCCAGCCAAGCCGGTGAAGAGCGGCTACAAGGCGGTCGAGACGGAGGGTGAGAGCTGGAAGGTTTATTGAAACCGCTGAAGGCTGTGATGTACTTCCAGACCGAGCAAAAGCGCTTTGTTCGGTACGGATTCTATTACGGTGATGTGCGCGTGATCAGCCTGTCGATCGAAAAGGATTCGTTGCCGCGGCCGTTCCCGAAACAGATCAAGATGATACTCGAGGAGCACAAGAAGCCATGAAACGACTGATCCTGGTGCCGCTGTTTCTGCTGCTGGCGATCTCGGGCTACGCACACTTCGCCGCCCTGGCGCAGCAGGTGCCACGCGATCCGATCGCGGGCAATGTCGCCGGCAATCCGGTGACCGGCGTATTCTCCGGCGCCGATACCTCGAGCCAAGCGGTGACGCTGACCGGCGCGACCAACAAGACGACGTATATCTGCGGGTTCACGATCTCGGGTCTGGGTGCGACCTCGGCGACCGCCGTGGTGGCCACAGTCGCCTCTCTGGCCAAGGGCGATGGAACCGGCGTGACCTGGAGCTACACGTATGTGTTCGCCTCGGGCGCGACCACGGTCAGCCAGCCGCTCGTGGTGCAGTTCTCGATGTGCATTCCGGCGAGCGCGATAGGAGCCTCGATCACGGTCACGGTTCCCGGCGCGGCAGGCAACACGGCAACCCAGATCAACGCGCACGGTTATACACTCTAAGGCTCGGGGGCACGCGGTGGCAGCGTGCAACTATCATCGTTTATGATCGGCCTGTGGGTCGGCGGAATGCTAGGCTATCTGCTGGGCGCCATGGCCTTTGTGGCCAAGCGGCATGACCAGGAGTTCGGCGAGTGAATGAATCCAGGCTTTCGACCATGGCATTTCGGGTTCAGCGAGATCCCGCAGTGGGACGATGAGGACATCGATGCGATCGAGCGGCTCGACGTACACGGCAGCCGATGTCGCTGCCGCTATTGCAAAGATCGACAGTTTTGGGTCGAGATTGAAAACCGTAATGCGCGAACGGCAAAGCTTGAGCGCGAGGCCGCGGCTGCGGAGGCTAAGGCCAGACATCAGCGCTGGTTTGAAGAGGCTCAAGAACGGCGCGCCCTCAAGGAGGGACGAGCCTGCCACTGGCGATCACGACAGTTCGAGCCCGTCGACATCCAGGGCTACAGCGAGTTCGTCCGAGCCGTCATCGAGAAAGCCGCCGAGCGGCACGGGGTCCGGCTGCTTACAGAGGCCGAGCAGCTCGAATACAACGAGCAACGCAATGCCGAGCTTCGACGTGCAGCAAAGGTACGAGCAACTGAGGCAGGACTGGAGTGGTGGCAATCGGCCGGCCGATGGCTATAGGCCAATGCACGGCGATGGGTTCGGTGATGACGTCGATGCGGCCTTCGAGGCCTGCTCGAACGCACCATACTGAGGGCAACATGACGTTCGTGGCCAGTTTCATCCTCTCGGGTGAGCTTTATGGCGTCTCCGACAACAATGAGGTGTGGAGATGGGACGTCGATGAATCCATGTGGGTGAGGGTGGGCACGATCGACCGCGGTGGCGCATGAAGAAGGTCCTGATGCCTGAACCGACGGACGACCAGCTCGCCGCCGATCGACAGGGCTACCCGCAAAACAACTTTCCGGTCAGTACCGCGATCATGCTGACGCTGATCATCGCGGTGGTGTTCTTCGCTTATCTATTTTCCCACTAACCAGGAGCAGACAATGGCAAACCAAGGACCAAAGGAAGCGATCGGCGCCTTCACCAAGGGCGGCGGCCTCACCATCGTCGACGGCCGCGGCAACATCTGGAAATACGATAGCGGCGTGACCCAGGACGCCGAGGGCAACGAGATCAAGGCGCCCGCAAGCTTCGATGAGGTGGCAATCGGCCCCGACGGCAGCCGACTATTGATCGTCTCCGGCACCACCATGTGGGTCTATGATTGCAACACCGGCGAGTTCGCCGAGGGGCTCGACATCACCGAAATGCTCGAGGGCGAAGACGAGAAGACCTATGAGCCCTGGAAGCAGGGACACAACGTCAACACCCGCAAACCGCCGGATGAGACGGCGCCGGCAGCAGCGAAGAGCAAGAAGCGGCACAAAGAGGACGCATAACCATGGCAGTCACCACCATCGTCAAGCCTGCGGCCGACTTCGTGGCCACCTTCACGCTGGCCAACCGCTCGACCGCGCATGTGATCCCCTACGGCATCACGCCGGACGGCAAGATCTACCGCAATCGCGTCAGCCATGACGCGGTCGGCGGTCCTGGCGGGCTGGGAACCTATGTCGATACCGGGGTGACAATCCCCGATATCACCACCCTCACCGACCTATGAGCCTGTTCTCCAAGCGCTACTGCAAGATCTGCAGAAAGATCGAGGCGGAGTGCTCGGATTATCCCAAGGATCTCATTGACAGCTGCTTGAGCTTTGAGGTCAGGGACGTAAGACCGCCGGAATGGCATCCCTACTTTGATTTCCGCCAGAGCCTGCCGGTTGATCCCTGGGAGCCGCCGGCACAGAAGAGCGGTGTAAAGCAACCCACTTCCAATACACCAAACATTGTGTCTTCAGCCGGCATCGCCGGCGGAAAGGGGACGCTATGATCGAAGCCATCATCACCGGCCTGATCTACATCTGCCTGTTGGCGATCGCGGTGTACCTGATCATCTGGGTGCTGCAGACCGTGGCCGGCGTGGCATTACCACCCAAGGTTGTGCAGATCATCTGGGTGGTCGTCGTGCTGATCGCGCTCTTGATCCTGGTGCGCATCCTGCTCGGCGGCGGCGGATTCCATCTGGGAAAGCTTGGCCAGAGCCCTGCTGCAGCTGTGAGTACGATCGACAGCTAGTGCTTAGATGCCATCCATAAGTGATTACCTCACCAGCTATCTCGGCAGTGGGGACTATCCGACCTCGCCGGAGGGCCAGTACACGCCTGCCGACGTGCTGCTTGCCATCAACAAGGCGGGAACCGGCATCGCCCAGGCCGATGTCGGGCTGACCGAGAACATCAAGAAACTGGCGCAGTATCCCGGCGATGTCTACTCCGGCAAGGAGCCGTATCTGCCACCGGGGCTGCGGCGCGAAGACTTCACCGACATTCCGTACGAGCCGAAAGGGCTGAGCACCTTCGGCGCCGAGCCGCTCGATCCGCAGATCGGCAAGACGGCCGAGCTGAGCGGCAACCTGATGGGCGTGGGCACGCAATTCGCCCAACCCGGCTCCGCCGGCATGCTCGGCGGCAAGTTGTTTGCCGAGCGCATGGCAGAGCAGGGCGATCGGCGCTACCTGGACGCCTGGAACAAGGCCGAGGCGCTGGCCGCCCAGGGCCTGCGCGAGTCCGACATCTACGCGCAGACCAAGCAGGGCGGCATTACCGGGGTATCGACCGGCAAGGAGGGCGGTTTCCGCGTGGAAACGCCGGATATCGGCACCGACTTCACGCCCTTTGCCGGCAAGATGATGAGCCAGCGCTCAACCGCCTCGTTGCCGGAGGTCTACAACCATCCCGAGGCGTACAAGGCCTTCCCGGAGTTCAAGAACGTCACGGTGGCGTTTCAAGATCCGACCCCGTCGGCCTCGGCCAGGGGCTACATCTCGAAGGGAGGCTATGATCCGTCGACCGGCACGCTGTACATCAATCCCGACGCGCCGCGGCTGATCGCCCAGAGCGAAGGCAAGATCCTGAGCCCGGAGCAGGCGATCGCCGACATGCGCTCGACCCTGCTGCACGAGATGCAGCACATCAGTCAGGCGATGGAGGCGTTCCCGACCGGCGCCGGCATTGAGGCGCCGGTGGTGCAGCGGGCCACGCAGCAGGAACTGGCCACGCGCGGTCAGGTCTACCGGAGGGAGATCGAGCGGCTCAACATGCAGCGCGAGCAGTGGCTGTATGACAAGCGGAGAGCCGAGCCCGGCATCACGCCGGAGGCGGCCATGCAGGGGTTCCTGGCGGAGAACCCGCAGTTCCTCGAGCAGATCGGCCGGGCGAAGTTTGGCCTGCATCAGCTGCAGGACCCGCGCAGCCGCATGGAGATGGCGTTCGCCAACTACCAGCGGGTGGCCGGCGAGGCGGAAGCGAGAAACGTACAACGGCGCGCCGACCTGACGCCGGAGGTCCTGGCCCAGCTCGAGCCGCGAGTGACCGAGGACGTGCCGCGCGGCGAGCAGCTCTTGCACTACCGCGATGTGCGCAAGGACTTCATCCGGCCGGAGACGGGCCCGGCCCAGGGCTCGTTCAACTTCTCGCAGGAACCGGTGCCCGGGTTCCAGGAGCGCATGCAGGCCGGCCGCGAGGCCAACTTCCAGCGGGCGCAACGTGGGCAAAGCGTGGGCAATTATGGACTTCCCGTGGGAGGTAATCCCACCGCACCCGTGGGTCCGCCGGGATCGTTCGATCGCTTGGCGGCGGAGACGCGGGCAGGCTTCCAGGCCGACAAGGGCAGGATCATTGACCAGTATCGCGAGGCCACCGGTCAGGCGCCGGCAGGCCGGCCCGAGCCGATCCTGGCGCCGGGCGAGCGGCCAGAGGATCTGCAGTTCGAGCAACGCCCGTTCCAGCCGAACCTGGGCGGAACACTGGAATCGCTGATCTCGCCGATGTCCGGGGTCGGCACCCCGAGCCGGCCGGGCGCGCCCTACGTGCGCAATCCCAACGCGCCATTATTCGACTACTCCAGGTTGGGCGAGCGCATCGATACCCCGCAGTTCGGGCTGCAGCGGACCTTGTCGACCGATGTGCAGCCGGAATATCTGCGAGCCGGCGAGAGAGGCAATGTCGCCAGGGTTAACAAGATCGTCGAGCAGGGCATCCGCGAGGGCGGGCTCGACTGGCACAATCTGCTGCCGCTGAAAGAGGAGTACATGGCGGAGCTGGGGCCGCAGGCCGGCGCCCAGGCGTTCGAGGATTACATCCGACGGGTCGGGGCAACCTCGCCCAATTCCAACGTGCTGCAGAACTACAGAACCGCCAGCTATTACGATCATCTGCTGCGCACCGGCCAGCCGTTGCCCGAGGTGATCACCAGCCCCAAGGGCAATCCGATGATTGCCAAGGGCGAGATCCCCTATCCGTACGGCAATACGGCCCAGGGCCTGCATGTGATGAACCTGAATGCGCTGGCCGAGGGCGGCTATCCACTGTCGCGGCCCAAGCCGCCGTCGTTTGCCGAGAATCTCCTGGGCAATTACACGCCGGTGGCAGTCGATCGGCACAATCTGACGCTGTGGGGCATCAATCGCGAATCGCCCAACCTCACCGGCTATCGCTATCTCGAGGAGCTGCAGCAGCAGCAGGCGAGAAAGATGGGCATCGATCCGGCGCAGTATCAGGCCGCCGGCTGGCTGCCCTACGCGCAGAGCGGCGCCGAGCCGGCATTGCAGCTGTTCGAGAAGTCTATCGCCAGTACGGCCGAGCACATGGGCCTGAGCAAGGGCGAGGTCCTACGACAGTTTATCCGCGGGCAACTTCCGCTGCGCTAGCGCATCGGCGATCAGACCTTTGACCACCGGCGTAGCCCTGAACACATCGAGCGGCATCTCGATGGTCTGCTTGCCGTCGGTGATGACAACGATCCATTGCCGGCCGCCCCATCTGAGCAGGGCATTCATATTCATGATGTCAAACACGTTTGCCTCCGTATGCATGATGCATAAAGGTATAGCATTCGATGGCTGATAGCAATATCCCGCAAGCTTCCGGCTCCAATCCGGCCCCGGACCTGGATGCCGACGGCTACTACTCGCTGCAGACGCTGAAGAAACAATATTATGACTACTTGGGCGTCAAAACTGCCGAGATCGAGGAATCCAAGGAAAGCCGCCGCTACTATCACGGCGCCCAGTGGACCGACAAAGAGGTCAAGGCGCTCAAGCGCCGCCGGCAGCCGGTGATCACCTCCAATCGCATCGTACGCAAGATCGATGCGGTAGTCGGGCTAGTCGAGCGGCTCAAGCAGGACCCGAAAGCCTACTCGCGCACGCCGAACAATGACGAGGGCGCCGAGGTGGCCACCGCGGTGCTGCGCTACGCGATCGACAAGGTGGACTGGCAGTCGAAATATCCCAGGGCGGCGCGCATGGGCGCGATCGACGGGCTCGGCGGCATCGAGCTGGATCTCATGTTCGGCGATCACCGCGATCCCGACATCGATCTGCATCTGGTTTATCCCGACACGTTTTTCTACGACCCGCGATCGTTCGACGACAACTTCACCGACGCGCGGTTCATGGGGATCGCAAAGTGGATCGACGCCGAGCAGGCCAAGGAGCTGGTGCCCGACAAGGAGGCCGAGATCGACGGCGCCGGCGAGGGCGCAACCGATCAGACACCGGCATCCGATCGCGACATCGTCTGGGTCAACTCGACGTCGAAGAAGTTAAGGATGGTCGACCACTGGTACGTGCATCAGGGACACTGGTGCTGGTGCCTCTACATCGGCAACGCCAAGCTGATGGAAGGGCCTTCGCCCTACATCGATGACAAGGGCAAGACGTTCTCCAAGTTCTTGATGTTCTCGGCCTCGGTCGATCACGATGGCGACCGCTACGGCTTCGTGCGCAACTTCAAGGGGCCGCAAGACGAAGTCAATCACCGACGATCGAAGGCGCTGCACATTCTCAACTCGCGCCGGCTGATCATGGACAAGGGCGCGGTCGACGACGTCGAGAAGGCACGCACCGAATGGGCAAAGCCGGACGGCTTGCTCGAGATCAATCCCGGCCGCAAGGCCACGCCGGAAGATCAGCGCTTTGATTTCGCCGGCCAGCTGCAGATGATGCAGGAGGCGAAGACAGAAATTGAAAACTTTGGACCTAATCCAGCGCTTCTTGGCCAGGGGATCGAAGGATCGTCAGGTCGTGCAATTTCTCTTTTACAGCAAGCCGGGATCGCCGAGCTTGGACCCTATATGGTCGCGGTACGGACCTGGAGACTTCGTGTCTATCGAGCCATTTGGCTCATCGTCCAACGATATTGGACCGCAGAGCGTTGGATCAGGGTTACGGATGATGAAGGACTGGCTCAATTCATCCAGGTCAACGGATTGACCACCGACCAGTACGGCCAGCCGGCGATCGCCAACTATCTCGGTTCGCTCGACGTCGACATTATTCTTGATGAAGGCGCGGACAATGTGAACCTGCAGGCCGACGCCTACGACACGTTGCTGGCGCTGGTGCGCGGCGGCACGCAGATCCCGCCGGATGTGCTGATCGATCTGGCGCCGCTGCAGAACAGCGTGAAGCAGCGCTTGCTGAAAAAATTGGAGGCAAATGCCAACGACCCGGAAAAGCAGCAGGCCAAGCAGATCGCACTGGCCGGCGAACAGGCCAAGGTCGGCGAAACCAAGTCGAAGACCATCAAGAACGTCGCCGACGCCACCAAGATCATGCAGCAGGCGCAGCAGGAGGCCGGCAACTACGCAATCCAGCATCACATTCGCCGAACGCAACCGCAGGCACTTCCCCCGCAGGGCAGTCCGCAAGGTTTGGGCGCCGATCAATCTCCCGGTGGGCCGGCTCCCGGCGCACCGGCACCGGGACAGCCACCCGTAGCCGCTCCTCCCAGCTACGGGCCGGTGCCGGGCGCGTTCTCGCCCTCTGGCGACACACCAACCAACCTGCAGCCCGAGCTGCCGTTCCCGCCAGGGCAAATACCGCCCGGCGCCGTACAACGATAGAACGAATCATCAACGAATCACGTCCGGCGCACGAAACGCGCCAACGCAGGCACCGCGAGAAGGACCAGCGCCAGCATCCGGCGAAACGGACGCATGTGGAGTGATCTATGGCTGACCAAGAAGCACAGGAAACCGAGCAACTAGTACGCGATACTGAAGACGAGCTGCTGAAGAGTGCTTTTACCGACAAGGAGCCGGACAAACCGCCGGAACCCGCGGAAGAAGCGCCGAAAGAACGCACACGCGACCCGGAAACGGGTCGTTTTGCTAGGGCCACCCCTGCAACTACGGATAAATCTCAGCCCCAATCGCAGGGGTCAGAAGAGCAACCGGTTGAAAAACCGGATGACGAGGTCCTGCCGTCCTGGCGGGCACGCGAGATCAACGAAGAACGACGTCGCGTGCAGGCCGAAAACGACAGGATGCGAGCTGAATACGCGCGCATGCAGGCCAGAATGGCCGAGTTCGAGCGTGTGCAGCAACGTCAGCAGGCCCCGCCGCCGCCGGACCCCGTTTTGGACCCGCAAGGCTTCGCCAAGCAGGTCCGCGAGGAGATGCGGGCGGAGTTCATGCAGCAGCAGCAGTCTGACCGCCTCACCATGAACCTGGAAATGGCGCACATGCGCCATGGCGAGCGGTTCGAGAAGGCCTACGAAGCACTCATCGTGGAAGGACAACGCGGCAACTCCGCGCTCGTTCGCCACTTTGTCGCCCAGCCCAATCCGGGCGAGTCAATCGTGCGCTGGTACACGCAGAACGAGATCCTGCGTGAGATCGGCGGCGATGCGCAGGCCTATCGGCAGAAAACCCGTGACGAGTTGCTCAAAGATCCTGAGTTCCTGGCGCAGGCGATGGAGGCCTCGAGACGGCTCGCCGCCGGCGGAAACGGTCAACCACCAAACGCCGTAGTTAAACTTCCTCCTTCGCTGTCCAAGGCGACCGGCAATGCGGACATGCCCTCTGGTCCGCAACCGAAAACCGATGGCAGCGATGCAGGAGTGTTTTCCTACGTCATGTCGCAACCCCGTCGACGCTGAGTCTCGTCAGCGTTCAGAGGTTTAAGCCATGGCGCTTTCAACCATCCAAACCAACAATAAGTTGATAGTTTTTCGCGAGGAAATCACTCGCGAGTTCGTGCGGCAGAACATGTTCTCGCCGTACATGGGCAACGCGATGAACAACATCATCCGCGTGCTCAACGATCTCAAGTCCGGCGGCGAGCAGGTCAACGTCCCGCTCGTCAACTCGCTGCGAGCCACGGCGATCGGTACCGGCACACTGACCGGTGCGGAAGAAGCCATTGATAACTATGGTTTCCGCATGTGGATCGACTGGGCACGCAATGCCTGCAAGACCAACCGGGCGGAAGACCAGAAGGATTCGGCGGACATCTTCGATATCGCCCGTCCGCTGTTGACCGACTGGGGCAAGGAGCTGATCAAGAACGAGATCTGCGACGCACTGTTGTCGATCCCGCTGGAAACCGCTCCAGCCAACCTAGGCTCGGCGAACGGCCAACGTGTCAATGGCGTGTCCTGGCAGAACGCCACCGCAACGGCCGGTACCGGCCAACGCGACGTATGGCTGACGGCCAACACCGACCGCGTGCTGTTCGGGGCGACGGTCTCCAACAACACCGGCGCGATCATCGGCTCGCTGGCCAACGTCGACAACACCACCGACAAGTTGACCGCGGCAAGCCTCAAGCTGATGAAGCGGCGGGCAATGAACGCCTCGCCGCGCATTCGTCCCTACCAGGACAATGACGGCTATGACTTCTGGATCTGCTTCGTTGATCCCAACCAGTTCCGGGATCTGTCCAACGACCAGACCGTGGTCAACGCCAATCTCTACGCGCGGCCGCGGGAAAACCGCTACAAGGACAACCCGCTGTTTAACGACGGCGATCTCTTGTACGACGGCATCATCGTGCGACAGGTACCGGAGCTGCGCACGCGGCGTCCGACCTACTTCGGCACGGCAGGCGCCGGCGGCATCGCGGTCAATGCTGCGCATCTGTGCGGGCAATCGGCACTGGCCCAGTTCTACGGGCAGCTGCCGCGGCCGACCCAGCTCGAAGTCACCGACTATGGATTCAATAGGGGCGTCGGGATCGAGATGGCGTATGGGATCTCGAAGGTGGCGAAAAACACCTCCGGTTCGCTAAAAGACTGGGGAGTGTTCACCGGCTTCTTCGCTTCCGTCGACGATACCTGATACATAACTCTCCTGGGCGGCGCCGGCTTTGCAGCCAACAAGCTTCACCGCCGCATTGGCTGCAATCCGCGACCGGTGCCGTCCAGGCCTTCGGGAGGAGCAATGACCAAGATCACTTGGCTGGGAGACGAGCTTATCATCGAGCCACCTTCCATCGTTTGGAATGGCATCAAGTTCGTGCAGGGCGTGCCGGTTGAGGTCACTGATGCGCACATGATCAACAAGGCGCGCAGCAATCAGTTCTTCAAAGTCAGCGAGGACATCCATGAAACGCAAGAGGCAAAAGAAGAAGAGCAACCGCAAAAGTACAACTACCGAACGGCGAAAAATAAAAGCGGCTACACGCCCGTCAAGAAAAAAGCCGACAAAGAAAAAAGAAGCGGAGCAAGAGAGCCCGACCTTGCACCTAGATCCGATCCCGACCCACTAGATGTGAGCTGATGGCCGCCACCAGAACGCGCAACGATCTGGTCAACGAAGCGCTCATGAATCTTGGTATCCTCGCGGCCGGACAGGCGCCGACCGCGGAAGACTTCGACGCCGTCGACGGCAAGGTCGACGCGATGTTCGCCTATCTCGAGAAGGCGATGATCCTCGACATCGATACGGTCGACGACCTGCAGCCGGAATGGTTCGGCCCGCTCGCGGTCATCCTGGCGGACGATTCGGCATTGATGTTCGGACTGCCCGGCATACCGGCCTCGCCTTCCAATCCCAACCCGCGGCTCGCCGCCGAGGATCGGCTGCGACAGGTCACGTACGGCCGGCCGACCTACGAGCCGCAGAAGACGGAGTATTTCTGATGCATGACCTCGAGATCGCCGGCGTTGCTTTTGTGCTTGGCTTCTTGTTTGCGTGGAGGCTGGCATACGTGTGGGCGATGGTACGCATCAGTCGCGTCTTGGATGAGGCAGAAAAGGAGTTCATCAATGGCTGACTATGGTGGTCAAGGCGGTGGGCGCTCGCTGCGCGAGGCGCTCAACTACGCCTACCCGATGACCGGCCTCGGCGAGTACACCGCACAGTTCCCGCCACAGACCGGCGCCAATATGCCGTCCGGCCCGGTACCGATCCCATCGATGACGCAGCAGGCGCCACCGCTGTCGCGGCCGCCGGTGTTTGCGCCGCCAAACATACCGAATGCCCCACCGGGAGTGATGGAACGGCCGCCGCTGTCCGTCCCGCCGATGGGTCCAGGACCGGTCCCGCCGCCGGGCGGTGAACGGCCGCCGGTATTTGCGCCGCAGGGACCGATGCCGCCACCACCGCAATTCCGGCCTCCGGTTTTCTCCGGCCAGTACACCCAGCCGGTCGGACAGAACGCCGCGCTGCAGGTCGCCGGGCAATATACCAGCCCGTACGACTTCGCCGCGCGGGCGCGCTACCTGCAGGCATTCTGATGATGACGGCTGCGGAGGCGCGGCTCAAGGCGGAGCTGCAGCAGCTCGCCCAGGGCAAGACGCCGTTCGAGGTGGCGTTGCTGCTTGCCGAGGTGTTGCGTGAGGTGCTGCCGGCGCAGTGGAAGATAAAATACGACGGCAACACGTTCACGATCGAGAAAGGCTAGAGGGTCGCCAATACCTCGCTGTCGTCAAAGAACTCCGGGTCGTGGATCTGATGCAGATCCTTGCTGGTGACATTCTCACTGGATTCGCCGGGCGCAAGCTTACGCGGTTTGAGCAGGCGCTTTTCACGGGCATCCAACTTCTCGATCGCAGTCACCGCGCGGCTTAATCGTTTCCACCACCGCGCTCTTGAATCGCGGATCTGTTGCAGCTCTTCTTGTTTCTTTCGAATCTGGTCAACCATTCAATGCTTGCCTCCTAGCAAGTAAAAGCATCATAGCACACTTTCAACAATTATGCAAGGTGCATAATAATGACAGAAGCGGCGATTCCGTTTCCGGTCACCTCGGCGCCGGGCAAGAATGTCCACGACTCGGCCGGGCGACTGATCAACTGCTACGCGGAAGATCTGGTGAACGGCGCACGGTCGCGAACAGTCTGGCGCCGGGCACCGGGTCTGAACTCGTTCAAGGTGCCGACGGCGGCAGGCTGGCGTGGCGGCATCGTGGTCGGCGGCGTGCTCTATGCTGCCTTCACTGGCCTGAGCGGTCGCGTTTCAAGCTTCACCTCGGCCGGCGCCGAGACGACACTGGGCTCGCAGGCCGGCAGCAAGAAAGTATTCTGGGCGCGCAACAACAAGATCCCGCCCGACGTCGTGTTCGTCGATCCCGACAACGGTGCCTTCCAGGTGACGACGGCGCCGAGCGTGATCTCCTATCCAGATCCCGATGTCGGGGCGCCGAACTCGGTCTGCTTTCTCGACGGCTACTTCTTCTTCACCAACGCCGCCGGCAATTGCATCGCCTCCGGCATCAACGCCACCACGATCAACCCGCTCGACTTCATCACCGTGCAGGGCAATCCGGGCGGCCTGCTGCGCGCCATCCCGTACGGCGAGCTGTACCTGATGGGATCGACGACGATCGAGCCATGGCAGAACACGGCTAACCCGACGGCCTTCCCGTTCAGCCGCGTCAAGGTGATCCCGCGCGGCCTGCTCGGCCGCTACGCCGTCACCGGCTGGGAGCCGGGCTTCGGCAAGGGCATCATCTTCGTCGGCGATGACAAGCAGGTCTACATCCTGGTCGGCTACTCACCGCAGCCGATCTCCACGCCGGATGTTGAACGCGCCATCTCCAACTACATCGACGGCGGTGGCGACGTCGACAACATCGAGATGTTTCCGTTCGTGACCAATGGTCGATCCTACGCGGTGCTGCGCATGCCGACGGCGACCTGGGTGTTCGACATCGATGCGCTGCGCTGGCACGAACGAACCTCGTATCTGCAAACGACATGGCGCGCCTATGCGGCGGTCAATGCGTTCGGCAAGTGGCTGGCCGGCGATTCGACTGCCACCAACATTCTCGAGATCACCGAGCAGCTGCAGACCGAGCTGGGCCAGGACATCATGTTCGATATCTGGTCGGGCCCGGTCACCACGTTTCCCAATCGCTTGCGCGTGTCGCAGGTCACCATCGACATCGCCAGGGGCGTGGGAGTGACTGTCGGCCCCGATCCGATCCAGACCAATCCCCGCTGCTACATCTCCTGGTCGGACGATGCCGGCATGAGCTGGTCGGCGCCGATCGAGCGATTGCTCGGCCGGCAGGCCACCAATTTTTTTCCGGTGCGGGTCAATCGTGTCGGACAAACAAAGGACCAGGGCCGGCGCTTTCGCATCCAGGTCTTTGATCCTGTCCAGGTCGAGCTGACCGGCGGCAAGATGTCCGCCGAGATCAGAAACTACTGATGGCAATATTGACGCCGACGCCGGACGAGACGACCCGCTACGTGCTCTCTGATACCGGACGTCCAACCAAGGACTTCTATAACTGGTTGCGCACCTTGCGCGATGCTGTCGCCGGAGCTGGCGGCACTTCCCTGTTGAAGGCCAACAATCTTTCCGATGTGGCGAGCGCGACCACATCGCGAACCAACCTGGGGCTCGACAATTATCAGAACTATCCGGCTAAACCGGCGTTCAGTGCGGTTCATTCGGCAGCCCAGACTGTGGGCGCCGCGTGGATACAGCTCGCCTTCAATACCGAGCTTTATGATGTCGGTGGTTTTTTTGCTTCCAATGCCTGGACCCCTCCGGCCGGCAAAGTGCATCTGGCCGGAGGATGGGTCAGCGATGGCACGACCTACTTCAGCTACAACGTAAATGGCACTGCGATTTACAAGAACGGCAGCTTGCGCAAGCAGACGACTTCCCTGTCGTTCAGCACGACCAACGGCTTCGGACAAATATCGATCGATGACGTGGCCAGCGGCACGGACGTTTTCACGTTCTGGACGATCAGCTCGTTGTCCTCCGGTACGGCAACTATCCGTTCCGCTGCAGACCAGACCTACTTTATGGGTCACTGGATCGGCCCCTGATGTTCTCGTTCAACACTGACGTGCCGGCCAATATCCAGGCCTATCTCATCCCCCTGTTGCAGGCCTGGATCGATCGCGCTGACCTGCCGCTCTTCCGCCTCGAGACAACCCGCTATGGGCTCGTGAGCTTCATCCGCTCGCCCTGGCCGCCAATCGGCGTGACCACCGTGCGGCCGGCCGGCGAGCAGGACAAGGCGGCGTTGGATAACTTCTCGTCAACTTTCTAGGAGAGATCCGATGGGATTCTTCTCTGACCTCTTCGGTACCGGAGGGGCGGCGACCGATGCTGCCAACCAGAAGATTGCCGGACTGAACCTCGGATATCAGCAGGCCTCCGACTTCTTTGGCCAGGGCCGCGGTGCGCTGACTACCGGTGCCACAGCTGCCCAGAATGTCTTGAATCCGATTGTCGGTCAGACCGGAGCCGGCGCCGGCCTATACGCCGACTTGACTGGCGCCAATGGACCAGAAGGGCAGGCACGGGCTCGAGCTGCCTTCCAGACCGACCCAGGCTATCAATTCACCCGGGACGAGGCGCTGCAGGCGACGCAACGGGCAACCGGCACCGGCGGCATGCAGGGCTCCGGCAATGTGCTCACCGCCCTGCAGGATCGAGCCGCCGGGCTTGCCTCGCAGCAATACGGAAACTGGGCTTCGCGACTTGCACCCTATGTCGGACAGAACATCGGTGCTGCTGGGGCTCTGGCCGGCGTCGATGTCGGCCTCGGTCAGAACCTGAATACAAGCTTCGGCAACCAGGGCAATCTCGCCTTCAATACCCAGGCCGGCATCGGCGCAGCGCAAGCCGCCGGCACCCTCGGTGAAGCACAGGCCGAGCAATCGGCTATGGGCAGCGTCCTCAATCTCGGCAGCCGACTTCTCGGCTTTGCTCTGGCTTAGGTGACCTATGGCTGACGCATGGTCCGTTCCGATCGCTACCGGGCTCTTCACCGACTTGAATGACACCATCGCCAAAGGCATCCCGGCCTACGACCTGGGTAAGGCGTTCGAAGGGTTCCAGTCCGGCTACAAGTTTGGCCAGGATTGGCAGGCGAACAGGGCATTCCGCGAAGGTCTGCCGCGTGATGCGGAGGGCAATATCGACTGGGGAGCTGCCCGCGATACGATTGCCCGGCTGGGCGGCGCCAACCAGCTGCAGAACATCATCGGCCTGGAGAACCTGCGGCAGCAGCAGAACCTGCCGCCGATCACCTTGCCGCAGCCGCCGCGGCCGGACCCGGCGCCGGTTTCGACCGCCCGGCCACCGGGACAGGCCGCATATCAAGACACCGATAATCCGCTGGTGACCGCGGCAACACCCGCGGCGACACCCTCTCCGCCGAACCAGAACCTGACCTCGGGCCAGATTACCCGCATCGATACGGATGGATCACCGACGACGGGGGTTCCAGGGGGCATCACCCCGCGCATGGCCGCCAAGGGCGATGCGGCCACCGCCGAGCGCATCGCCGCCCGGTTGGGCATCGGAGTGGATCAGACTGCTGACCGCGGCGATATCATCGCGGCAGCTCGCGGGACCGACACCTCGCCCACGCAGGCGACAGCCCTGTCGGCGCCGACCACGACAGCGCCCAGCGTGCAGGAGTTCACGCAAGATCCGACCGGCGGACTGAAGACCGATCGCCTCGCCTTGGCCTCGCCGGCGACGGCCGGAGTAACGCCCAGGCCGGTGCAGACCGAAACCATCCGGCCGCCAGCGGCGCAAGCAGCGCCGGAGCAAGCGCCGGCCCAGGTGGCGCAAGCGGCACCGCCTGCATCACAGATCCAGGGCATCTCACCGCAGGCTCAAGGGCAGTTCAATGCGCAGGCTGCGGACTACTATGAGCAAAGAGCTGCCGCATACGAAGAAGCAGCCAGGAGAGCCGCGGCGGCGCGCAATCCAGAATTGGCGCAAAGCTATAGCCGGGCGTCCCAGGACGCGGCCGGCTACGCCAAGATGTACCGGGAAGGCCTGATCAAGACCCAGACCAAGGCCGGCGAGATTCAGCTCGAGCAGGAAAAAGGGATCTTTGATGCAAGCCGGCAAGGTTTCCTCGCCTCGAAGGATCAGCAATTCCAGCTCGATACCATCGACCAGGATCTCAAGACCATGGGGCCGGACTGGGTGGGGGCTGGAGCAAATGCCCGTGCCAAGCTGGCGAGAACCGGCAATACCCTATTAGGCTTGCTGCCTGATGCTGTCAGATCGTCGCTGCCCAGAGAGATCCGTGACGGCTTTTCCAATGAGGCACTGGCGAGCTGGGAAAGCTTCAACAAGGCAAGCCAGAAGCTTGGCTTTGCTCTGGCCAAGCAGCTCGGGTCCCGTGAAGCAATGCAGATCGTGCAAGCAGCGACCGCATCCGTGCCGAATGCCGAACAGACCTATTGGGGTGCGCGGCTTGTCTCGGCCGGCATGCGGCAGGCGGCACAGCGTGAGGCGGACTTCCATCAATACGTCATCGGCCTGAAAAGAAACGGCCAATCGATATTGGATGCCGATATCAGCTTCAACAAGCAACATCCGGTGCAGGAATACGTCAAAAAGGCCGCATCCGTCGTTCCTTCACAGGATGCCATCAACTACATGCGAGCCAATGATTCGAAAGCGAACAGGGCATACTTCAACCAGACCTATGGTGACGGGGCCACCGTGGGCGTGTTCGGGCCGGATCGATAATGCCGAACCCTTTCGAGCAGTTTCTGAACGATCCTCCTGGGGTTGCGCCACAGGGACCCTCTGGACCACAGGCGCCATCTACCCCTGATGCGGGCAACCCATTCACGCAATTTCTTGGAGACAGGCCGGGCATCGAGACGGTGCCGCTGCCACAACCGAGACCGCAGCCGCAGCAACCACTCGGGCTCTATCAGTCCGTCTATGAGAATACGATGCTCGGCGCCGAGCAGCGGGCGGTGCCACATCCCGACGTCTATAACGCGCCGTTGGCGACCGGCAAGGATGTCTTCGTTAACGACGCCGGCGAGATCTCATTCAAGGATGCGCAGGGCAATGAGGTTCCGACCGACCGCACCCAGCATGTGATCCTGCAGGGACCGCAGGGCCTGTCGGTCTACGCTCGCACGCCGCAGACCAGGGAATCGCCGGTCGAGGGCGTCTCGCGTGTGCTTTCGCTCGGACTTGGTGCGCCAACTCCAGGCGTGCCGACCGTGGCCGCCGAGGCGACGATCCCAGGATTGCGTCGGGCCGCGACGTCGGTCTATCGCGATCCTGGTACTGCGCTCAAGCCGGTCGACCCGGCTACCTTGGATCAGGCGTTTCAGGAATTGCGGCCGCAATTGCGACTGACCGACCCGCGCATTGTCGAGCAGATCCGCAAGGAGTTGATCGACATCGAGCCCAACATCAACGGGCTCAATATCGCCAGCGAACGGCTCGGGGTGATCGCCGGACAGTACACCAAAGATGGAGCCACCAAGGCTGCGGCTGCCGCACAGGCAGTGAAGACGAAGATCGATCAGGTGATCCGCACCATCGCCCCCGAGATGCAGACCGCCGACGAGAACTACGCGGCGATGAAGGCCACGCAAGGCCTCATCAATCGCGGCGAGAAGGCGGAGATCCAGGCGCGTGGCGGCGACTTTGCCAAACGCATGGAGACGCAGGCGACCCAATTGCTCCTCGACAAACGCGCAATGCGAGCCTTCACGCCGGAAGAGGCAGACATGATCGGCCAGCTATCGCGCGGCGAGCTGCAGGGCGAGGGCCTGAAGAACGCGGCCAATTGGCTAAGCGGCAAGCTTGGTACCGCGCTCAGCGTGGGTGGCGCCTTGGCAGGCTATGAGCATAGCGGCCTCGTGACTGGCGCCGCCTCGTTTATCGGCGGCGCGGCCATCGATCCGGCAGTCACGGCCTTTCTGACGCGGTGGGGTAACCGGCTCGCATCTGATCAGATCAATGCGATCAGCAGTGCGGTTCGTGCCAGATCGCCGCTCGGGCAGGAGCTGGCGACCAAGGTCGCAACCTTTAGCGATACGCAGAATAAGTTTCTTGCCTCGAAGAGCATGGGCACGCTGACAGCGCTGCGACAGTCGGCACGCGAACTGTCTTTGAGCCTAAGAAGAATAGGAGTGGATATCCACCCGGCGCAGCTTATGCGCGTAGAAAGCCTGGGCCCAAGCCAAGCCGATGAACGTCAGCAAGGCGTTCCAGGGCCAGCAACCCAGTAGAAACACTGCAGCAAGATAGAGAACTAACATGGCCGGTACCCTCTACGGGCTCCCGTTGAGCCAGCGCATTGACTTGAACGGAAAGCCGTCGGTTGGTTGGCTGCTCTATTTGTATCAGGCGAATACTTCGACACCCGTCACCTCCTACCAAGACACAGCTCTAACCGTGGTGAATCCATGGCCACTGCAGGCCGATGCATACGGCATGATGCGGCAATTCTGGCTGGCGGACGGCTCCTATCGGGCAAGAGCCACCAGCCTGGACGGCTCGATCACCTACTTCGATCAGCAGACGATCCTGGCGATCGGGCCCTCAACCGGCGCCGCACCCTCCGGTGGAGTGGACGCCACCGCCATCTTCCAGACCGGCGATGTCATGTGGCTGGATCGCCAGGGCACCCGCACCGGATGGGTACGCGACAACGGCAAGACCATCGGCCCGGCCGGCGCCGGACCAACAGAGCCTGGAGGCTCCGGCCCACAGGCGCAGCCACTGTTCGAGTTCCTGTGGAATAACTTCGACCAAACGACCTGCCCGGTCACGCCGAGCCGCGGCGCTTCCTCGCTGGCCGATTGGACTTCCGGCACCAAGGTGATCGCCACCCCGGACAAACGCGGCTACATCCTCGGCGGCCTGGACGACATGGGCAGCTCGGCGGCCAGTCGCTACAGCGGCGTGCCGATCACGCTCGGCTCGGCGACCACGGCCGGCGCCGTCCTGGGCGAGAACCTGCACACCATGCTCATCAGCGAAATGGCCGCGCACCAGCATGGTGCCTTCATCAACGATCCGACCCACGCGCACACGAGCAACGCGGCGCAAACCACAGGCTTCACCATCGCCGGCGGCGGCATCGCCGGGCCGAGCACGACGGTGGCCACGATCAATGCCGCGGCGACCGGCGTGCGGGTCAAGTCATCATCAGGCGGAGGGCCTGACGATCTGACCGCCTCGGTCGGCGGCGGCGGAGCACACAACACCGTGCAGAAGACCGTGCTGGGAACCTTCTATCGAAAACTTTAACCAGGAGAGAATGCAATGAGTATCGCTGACGTCACGGAAAACAACATCCTCAAGCTTTACTTCAACGCCACCGCAATCGCCAACATCGCCGACAATGCCGCCACCTCGCCGATCACGATTACCGCGGTGGCGTTGCACACGGCCGACCCCGGCGACTCGGGCACGCAGTCGACCTCGGAGGCCTCCTACACCAACTATGCCCGGCAGACGCCGGCGCGAACCACAGGTGGCTGGACCGCATCCTCGGCCGGCTCGACTTCGCCGGTGGCCAACATCGACTACCCGGCAGCCGGCGGCGCGCCATCGTCCAACTGCACGTTCTTCTCGGTCGGCAAGACCAGCTCCGGCGCCACCGATATCTTCTGGTCGGGTGCGATCTCGCCGGCGATCAACGTCAATGCCGCCGGCATCATCGCGCGTCTGACTACCGGCTCGACCATCACGCTTGACTGAAGTCAGCCTCGAGCACGCCAATGAGATGCGGCGCTGCTTGATTGATTGCGATGTGGCGGCCATGCGCAAGCTATGGCACCACATTGCCCCCAAGAACGCGCAGGCGCCCAAGACGGACTATGAGGCGCTTTGTGTCCTGCATTACGCACGCACGCAGGCAATCACCATCAACCTTCGCTTGCGCGCCTACTCGCACTACTGGCTGCTCGATCACGGGTTGCCTTCCGGGCTGCCGGACGAGCTGAAGACAAGGGCCGAGCGGCTTTACCCGCATGTCGTCCACGGCGTCGGCATCTCGGCGAACTCCAGTTTCCCCGCGGTCCAGCAGGGTATCCAGCGGGCGATGGAAGGCGGGGTGATGGATTGCTATGCCGACGGCAAGACCGAGGGACTCTATGTGCGCAAGGTGGTGCTCGAGCGCCGGGCCCAGGCCAAGAAGACCTTGCACGGCATTCTGAGCGACAAGGCAACCGCGGAGCTGCTGAACAGGACGATCGCCAAATTGCGCAAGACCAAGGGACAGTAGGTCATGGCCATCACCAAAACCAATGCCTCGATTTGGTCGTCGACCACGCTGACGGCCGGCGCCGGCAATACGACGTCGACTGCCAACAACCTGTCGGCGGTGTACGCAACTACACTCAACATCAAGCTGGTGAACGGCGCGACCGGTCCGACCGTCCCGGCGCAGGTGCAGATCATGGTGTCGAACGACGGCACCAACTACTACAATTTTGGCGGACCACTGGTTGGGAGCATTACGAACTCCGCTACCTCGCAATGGGGCGGCATCGAGATCCCGATGGCCGTGCGCAATGTGCAGCTGGTCGCCGGGTCGAACACCGGACAAAACGTCACGGTCAGCGCCGACATCTCTACCGTGACTGCGGTGTAGGCATGGGACATCAGCTTCCTGGCTTTGCTCGACTTCAGCGCGGGAGACTGATCAGCAATGGGTTGATACTTGCCTGCCCGTTTCAAGATGGCTCGTACAACAACAACGCCAATGGGAATCTTGGCGACCAGATTGGGCAAGATTTCTCCGGCTATCAGCGCCACTGCAGCTACATCAAGTTCGGTCCCAATGCTCCACCAAACACCTACGGTGCAGGCCCGGTCGGCGGCTGCATCAACGTCTTCACTGGCTTGAACGGTGTAGGTTTAGGCTTCCGGGTAACTCCCGGCGGGATTGGCGAGCCATTCAACGACATGAACTTGGCGAGCGGCCCCGGCACGATGATGTGCTGGGCCAATCAGACGGATAGCACGAACGGCACGACCCAGACGATTGTCGCGAAATGGAGTGTCACCAACGGACGCGCGTGGCTATGGTCGTTTAGTGTTACCGGCACAGCCGCCAACCTCCTCTTCACTTACTCAAACACCGGCAGCGCCAGCACCGCCAACGTCACCAGCTCAACGACCGTTAATTGCGGCACATGGCATCATGTCGCTGTCACCTATAACAACACCAACTTCAACTGCCAGCAGTACATCGATGGCGTCAATGCCGGTGGTGGCGGCTCTTTTGCCAGCAGCGTCTTCAACGCCACGGCGTCGGCGGTCTGCGTAGGCTGCGACAAGGAAGGCACTGACGACGGCAATATCGGCATCAGCATTGCCGATCTTCGGTTCTATAACCGCATTCTTTCTGTCGATGAAATCACTCGGGTTGCGGCGGGGCTTGGATGAATGCCTTTCACCCCGCTGTTTGTTTCATCGACTGCGGCGTGGTTGAAGGCGGCTGGCCCGGCTTGGATACAGGGCAGGGCGCTGACCGGTGCCACCTCCGGCACGACCATCGTCACGGCATTCTCTGCGGCGGTCGGGGTTGGCAACACGGTCTGCGGTTTTGTCACCTTCGCCGGGTCCGGACCGAACATCGTCAGCAGCGTCTCTGACGACAAAGGCAACAGTTACTTCTTCGAGTCTGGAACGCTCATCACCGGCGACGGGCAGAACGTCACCGCTTTCCACCGAAGCAATATAACGAACGCGCCGACGACGATCACCGTTACGCTCTCGGTGAGCAACGGTTTCTTTGACATGGTGATCGACGAGTTCTCCGGCTGTTTTGCCGGAGGCTCGGACGGGCGCGACGTCGCTTCGCAAGGTCAATATCAGTCCTCTCCCGGTGGCACCACCGATGCAGTGCAGTCAGGCGCAGGCATTACCACCGTCACCAATGGCTGCTTGATCTACGGCGCCACGCTCGGTGACCGGGCGACGCTGGGAACTTATCCGATCATCGGGACGGGGTTTGCTGTGGGAACCTCCGGCACCGGAAACGCCGGGGCGCTGAGGTCTGAATGGCTCGTGCAGGCCGCGGCGGGTTCGGGCACCAAGGCGACGTTCACGGGCGACGGTTCGATCAACTGGGCGACGTGGGTCATCGCGCTGAAGCCTGCCGGAGCTGTGGCTCCAGGAGCCAAGTCTCTGGCATTCCCGACCAGTCCACGTTTGCGTTTCATGCGACCACCAAGGAGAAAGTAAATGGCTCGCATCTATCCCGTGCCGTTCCAAGGAACGGTGACCGCCGCCGGCGGCAACACCGATCTGTGGTCGATCCAGCCGGCTTCCAACAAGCCTTGCGCTTTGCGCGGCTTCACCTTGGGCAATGTCAGCGAGGTCGGTGATGCCCAGGAAGAGGATGTGCAGATCTCGGTCATGCGCATGCCGGCGACCTTCACGGTCGGCAGCGGCGGGTCGTCAGTTACCGCCGCAGCTCCGATGGAATCCTCTGCCATGATCACCTGGGGCTTCACCGCCAGGGTGAACGACACGACCGTGTCGACCACCAGCGGCACGGCACAGATCGTGGATACCTTCGGCTGGAACGAGCGCAACACGCCCTATGAACGCTGGTATCCCGACGAGGACACATGCCCATCGGCGATCAACGGTCAGGCGATTGTCATCCGCTGCGATACGACGCTCGCCGATGACATGACATTCGCCGGCGTTGCTTTCATCGAGGAAGAAGGCTGATGATGGATGCCGGTCTTTGTCAGGGGCTTATCCAGACGCGCCCGTAAGGCGCAGTATCGTCCACGCTACTCGCTTGGCGCCCCTGTACGATTCCTGCGGCCGGATGCGGATTCTGCTGCCGGCAGCTGGACCCCTGTCGGGGTCGGTGGCGGCCCCGACGCCAACACCAAACTGTTGCTGCATGGCGACGGTACCAA